ACTATGTCTGCTCCGTTATACAGAATCTCCATCGCTGTTCTGCCTCCACGGCGGCAGGGTTTCGGGAGTGTCTTCTTCCTCGTCCTCATCCAACTCCGGGATCCCTAAAAGCTCGCCGCCTTCAAAAATCAATACGTCTGCATACTCTTTATTCTCCTGGATCAACCGGCTTGCCATCATTTCATTTGTGTAGAAGTCGAAAGCTATGGAATCCCAGGTGTCCCCTGCCTTCGCCTCATATAGTTCGTATAAGGTTTCCTGATCATTCATAAGCGTATTTCGCTCCTCTTCCCTTCGGCGTCAAGCCGTATTCTTCCAGCATATCAAGAAGCTCGCTCTCCGCTTCCCGGAGCGCGGCAATGATCGTGTCGTGGTCGCCGTTCCCATTGATCGTGATGTTCGGCGAAAAGGTGATATTTGTGCTACTCGTGGAGCTGCTGGACCCGGAGTCGCCCCTATCAGCGCTCGCCGTCTCGACGTTCTTCACACCAAGCATTTCGCCGGCCATCTTCCAGATATTCAGGTTCCGCTCGCGCACCGACTGGTCAAAACTGATAACGGCCTCTGTCCCTTCCTCACCGGCGATAGACACGCCTTGTGTGAAGCCGCCCTTCGCGAGGGCGTAATGCCCGCCGGAGCCGCTGCCGGAATAAACGTGGCTTGTCTTAACACCGGCGAGGGCGTTTACCGCCTCGGAATCGTCCACGCCGATAACGCTTACTTTAAGCATAGCCGGAACGTCAAGCTGGATCGTATTGCTTGCAAATTTGTTCTTAAATGACTGCTCTGCGTATGTGTAAAATTTCAACGCCGCGTCGTCCAATTTATCGTAGCCCGCCGGGACACTGTCATCAAAAGCCTGCGCCGTATTCACGACGGCCTGCTCCATATCCGCTTTAACTTCCGGCCCTTTGCTCGCATTAACCTCGCCTTTTGCGATGGCTTCTACAAGCGCGTCGCTTAATACCGGCGTTTCGCCTGCCTGGATGGCCACTGCGTAAAATTCAAGTACCTGCTCTGCCAACTCTGCCGGGAGCTGCTGATTGTTCGCGGTATATTCACTTACGAGGTCATTTATTGCTTGCTCTGTCGGAAGTGCGTTTTGCAGGTAGCTCCTTAAGGACTCCTGGTCTAAGCCGCTCATAGTTTCAAGACCGGCTCTCGCCTGCTCGATGTAAGTCTGCCAGTCCATCTGGTCGAACGTGCCCGACTTAATAATCTCTTTCAGGCGCGTCGTTATCTGTTCTGTACTCTCTTCCAGATTTTTGAAATGTCCGGTCGCCGTTTCCGTGAAGTAATTTAGACTTGTGATTTCCGCATCTGTTACGTTGTCAAGATAATCTTTCAGGTATTTTTCCTTTGCGGTTTCAAGGGCCTCTCCCGTAAGACCAGAATTGTAAACGCTCGCAAGACCGGTTTCCATGGCCGTCCTGAATGTTTCTCTTGCTTCGTCCGCTTGTTCAGCAAGCTCCTGCTGTAGAGCCGCGGAAGACTCTGCGTCGAGGTCAAACCCGTATTTCATAGAGAGGGAATAGATCTTCGCCTTCTGTTTACCTACCGCAAGTCCGGCTTCTATATCTGCCATCTGGCGCTGTAAATCCTGAATAACGCGTACTTCGTCAATATCAAGGATCCCATCGTTAAACGCAATGTTTACTTCGTTCTGTAAACGAGCGCCAAGATACCGCATCTGCCCCTGCGCCGCTTGATAGTATTTGTTGACGCTTGTGGCTATTCCATTCTCCGTCACGTCGTTCGGATTGAATAGTTCCATAGATATGGAAACTGCGTAAGCCTGCTGATCAACGTAAGCCTGCGAGTCTTTTACAAACTGGTCGATCTCTGTCTTGTAGCTCTCTTTATCTTCCTCCGAAAGCGTAAGTCCGACGGATACTTTCCAGTTCGTCTTGTCGATACCTGACGTGTCGATTGCCGCAAAAAGCTCGTCTGCCTTTGCGAACGCTTCGACCTGTTCTCTTGCCTGTTCCAGAGCTTTCGAGTTGATCATCTGCTCCGCAACGGCTTCGATCTCTGACATGGAAAGAGAGATATTCCCGAAATGTTCTGCAAGGTTATTCTTGATCATTTCGTTTTTCCATGTATTGTATGCTGTAATCGCACCGGTTAATGCCCCGATCGCTGTGGTAATTCCAGCAATCGCTATGCCGACAGGCCCCATGTTCGCCAGAAGAAGCTTTAAGCCCCTTGCCGCTTCGAAAGCGCCTTTCGCCCATTGCAGGATCTTAAACGACGCAAAGGCCGCGGCGATGCCGCTGACCGCGCCGATAACAAGGTGCTTGTTCTTTATGATCCATTCCAGGGCGTCACCGCCTGCGTCGATGGCTGGCTGTATGAATTTCCTGAAAGAGTCCCACGCCTTGCGGCCCCATTCGATCATATCCGACACCATGCCGGGCAGCTTCTCCTTGCCCTGATTGATAAGGTCGGTAAGATCCTGCACAGTCTCGCGTGCCGGTTCTTTCAGCTCCTCATAGATAGAAAGCTTCAACCCGTCGAAAGCGGATTTCATGATCGTCACGTCGCCTTCGAGGTTGTCCAGACGGATATTCGCCATATCCTCTGCCGCGCCATTGCAATCCTCAATGGCAGCCTGCAAGTCGCGTATATCCTTTTCCTCCGCATCCACCACGGCAAGCATACCGGTCATAGCGTGCTTTCCTGCGATGGCGGCGGCGTATCTTGTCTTCTCTGTATCTGTGAGTCCTTCCATTGCTTTTCGAGTTTCCTCGATAATCTGCATGAAGGACTTCGTATTTCCTTCCTGGTCTGTAATTTCAAGACCGAGGGCGTCCATTGCTTCCGTCACCTGCTTCGTCGGTGCTGCAAGCCTGCTCATCCAGGAACGGATCGAAGTACCGGCCTGGCTCGCCTTAATACCTGCGTTTGCCATAAGACCGGTCGCAACTGCGACGTCCTCAAAATCGAAGCCCATCGACTTCGCAATAGCGCCTGCATATTTGAACGTGTCACCCATCTTCTCGATGGTCGTGTTCGAGTTCGTCGCCGTCGCCGCAAGAACGTCTGCAAAATGTTCAATATTTTCCGTGTTTATCGAAAGACCAAACGCGGTCATGTCGTCCGTAAGAATGTCGGAAGTAGTCGCAAGGTCTTCCCCTGCTGCGGCAGCCAGATTAAGAACGGACGGGATCCCGGCGAGCATTTCTTCTGCCGACCATCCGGCCATCCCCATGTATTCATACGCCTGCCCGATCTCTGTCGCGGTGAATTTTGTGCTTGCCGCAAGGTCAAGAGCCTTATCCTTAAGCTCGTCCATTTCCATAGCGTTCGCGCCGGAAATAGCCTCCGCCGTACTCATCTGCGCTTCAAATTCTTTCCCGGAATCAATGCACGACAAAAGGGCGGCGCTCACCGCCGTAGCTCCTGCGGCCACGGCAGCGAAAGCCACTTTGCCAACTTTCCCGATAGTATCAAACCCAACAGATAAGGCGGCCATATCGTTGTCCATGTCTTTAAGAAGACCGGTAGTCTGCGTTATTGACTTTTTCAAGGACGGATCGATTTGTCCCGCGATGCTTATAATCGCTTCTAATTTTTTGGAGTTAGCCATCGGTCAAGCCTTTCTGCCTTTTTTCTTCTTCCCCTTTGAGCGCTCGCGCTCTGCTTCTTTGTCCTCCTGGACGACTTCGTTTACCTCGTCCATAAATTCAAGAAGCCTCATTTGGCGGATTTCGAGCGGGTTTGCTCCGAATCTTCCGCTGTAGTTTCTGACGTTTCGTCGGACAAGTCGAGCTTCTGGCCCGCCCGACCTCTGGTAAAAAGCATACCAATATCCGCCAGTTCAATAACGTCAATGCCTCTTACCTGCTCTTCCAGATCCTCAATAACCAGATCGCCCATCTCCCGGACTACGGCATACATACCGAGTCGCGGGTGACAGGCAAGGGCGGTCTGGATCGACATATTGACCGCAAAGGATTTGCTCGACACGGCGTCGATATAATCATCGACCTTTATCTTATCCGTGTCGTACCTCAATACGTCGTACATCTTCCCATTCTTTGAAATGGGGTTCTGTAATTTGATTTCACCTTTCATTTTGGTTTCCTCCTTCATTTATGAGACCGATCTTAGATGATCGAATACGGGTTCTTGCTGTCAGATACTCCGTTGACCTTTACGACACCGGAGATCCGGTCAATGTCACAGACTTCCGTATCGCCGACGACCAGCTTGTACTTCGTGACCGTGTAGGACAGATCATACTCTGCGGCGTTTCCGGCGGTAAGAGAAAGCTCCGGCGCAAGCACTTTCGGGGCGGCTGTAATATACGCCTTCCCTGCTTCGAGCGTCTGGTTTGCTCCCTCGTCGATCCACTGCTGCGCCCAGCGGATTTCAAGCTGCTTCGCGCCAGGCTCCGCAAGCTTCGCAAGGCTCTTTGCAGACAGGCCGTGGGGATGAATTGTAAGCACCATATCTTCGAGCTGGCCGAAGATCGGCACTTCCATATCGCCCATGACGTTTGCTGTCGTGGTCTTGTACTGCACAGCGGGAAGCGTAATGTCCACGTCCCGGCCGACAAGATCAGCGGCATTGTCTACAGACTCTGCCGCT